GATGCACTTATTTTCCTCCCGCGTTCAGGGTCTTCATAAACTTCAAGAGGAACATAGAACCTGACTCCTCCCACGTTCTTGTTATAGTATTCCTTCTGATCTGTTCCCTCTAGCACAGCGGTGAGCACATGGTACTTCATCTGGTAGTACTGCTCGTAGTAGTGCAGGCCTCGCTTGGTCGTGTACTCTTGTATGATCTCAAACTTAAAGTTTCTCTTCCCGATCTTCTCTATGTCAGCGCACAGTTCCTTGGAAGAAGAGGTGTATACTTTCCAGTTGGAAGGCTTATACCTTTTCCTATGACGCATCTGCCAGTACTGCTTACACCCCACGTACTTCCTCTGGTTCTTCTTGTTGGTGATCAGGTAAACAAAACCAAAGTATTCCTCTGGGTCAGAGACCCGTGTCTTGTCATCTCTAAAAGTCCAGTGCATTTCGTTCATGTCCTCCAGTGCTTGATCGTAGTCTTCTCCAAACCATACTTCATTACAAGTGTAACAGTAACCGTGGCTGTCATAGAAGACAAAACCGTTGTGAGAAGAACAGAACTTACACTCTTGGTAAGATAATATAATAGACTGGTCAGGTCTAGGTGCGGCGCTCAAAAGAAATCCTCCTCTACTCTGGGTTCCCTCTGTACATGCGTGAAGTACTCAGGTCCTCTGGCATAGTTATACTTCCTGAGACCTTGACCATTATTAGAATCTTCCCAGCACTTTGACTTGAAGTCGCAGTACTTACAGTTGAAGCCTAGCTTTCTATTACCTGATGACTCTGTTACCTCTGAGTAGCACCTGGAAGGTGGTAGTTCATGGGGCATGATCTCTTTCAGGTACCCTATTCTTTGCACCGGGTCCACCCTGTCCAGTGGTACCTCTAGTAGGTTGAGACCACCTCCGCTCTTGTCAATGGAGAGGAAGTACCCTATCTTTTTCTTCAATGCTTTACCGTAGGAACTTAGCTGGTACATGTAACCAAAGGGATCGTCACCCTTGAGAATGCTCCCGTCCTTAAACTTTTTAAACCCATACGGTGAGGCAGACTTAACATCTACTAACTCCCCGTCTATCAGACAGTCTATGTGACCCTTGACACTACCCACTGTCACTTCTTTCTGACACTCTGTCACCTTGTGCCCTGCCTCTTTGACAAGGAGGAGAACGAAAGCCTCTAGCAGATTACCAAAGCAGAACTTGATCCTTGTATCTGTGCCCAGAGGTTCCTTATCGTACCCGTGGTAATCGTACCAGAGCTTCCTGTCCTCCTTTCCAACAGCTGATAGTCTTAGCTTACCTCTGTTGTCACGGTTAACATCTTCTTCAAAAAAGTTCTCCATCACCTCCTTTATTTCTTCCAGAAAGGTAGCAAGATTAGCCTTGTCTGGTCCCGTACCCTCTTCTAAACGATTGTTGATGTCCACCAGAAGAGAACTAATCTTGCTACCTGTCATCTCCTAGAGACCTTTGTCTTCAGTAGTCTCCGCAGAGAAATCTTCTTCTCCCACGTACCCGCTGTCAACAACGGAGAAGTCTTCCTGCGCTGGGCCGTCGTAAGGTACCAGTTCAAGAACCTGTACAGCGTCGAGGTAGAACACACTCTTACCTGCCCACTGTCCTTCTTCCAGCTGCTTGGCGCGGAAGAGAACATTGACCGTGCTCCCGTTACCAATGGCGGTGCCAGAGATATCTTTCTTGTGTACATCCACAAGGCGAGGTGCCGGGAGGTCCTTACCGTCACGGGTGAAAGCATTCTTCTTGAACTTAAAGAACGGTCCACCGCTGGCATGGTTCTTCTTCTTACCGTCCTTGACAGAGGCCGAGGGGTTCATGCCCTCTATCAGCTTCACTGCTTTCTTGTCAAGCCCCAGGTCAAGGCACCATTCAGTGTCTTCCTTAGAAGTAGTCTGATACTTCTGTGCTGGTGAGGTTGGATCAAGTTTTGCCCAGTAAGCTGTACCTTGTACAATTGGCATGGTCTCAAGCTCCTTTAAGTTTACCCAGAATATTCTGGAATGTTTTGATGTTAAGGTTCATAGCATCTTCTACATAGGTTGTCAATACTTTTTTTCCTTTGCTGGTGATCTCACTGGCTGATAGCTGGTGGTGCATCAGGTCATCTCGCTGTTGTTCAAGGGCCTGCTTCTCCTTTGTTAGCTCTGCTATCCGTTCGTAAGAGTTATACAACTGCGTCGTCACCTCAGATACGTTGTTCTCCAGTATCTTTATCTGCTCATTATTATCCATCTACTTGTTCTCCTCTGGTTTGGTAAGTTTAAATAAAATGTAAGGAGGAAAGTCATCTGTAAAAGGTTCCGACTGTGGTTCTATGAGGATAGAGAGAGACTTCTTCTGGCTCCAAGGAGTGTACCCCTGGTACTCCCAGGTGTAGCCCTTGTCCACTTGCTCTTCTACCTTGTCAAGATACTCTTGGTTATTCAATCCAAATAAGCCCATCACTACCATCAGTGTTATCATAAAGCTACCTCCTACGCTTTGCTTAGTTCTTAGTGTGTCTCTGCCCAGTTGGAACCTACGTTGTACTCGCCTCCCAGTGGGCATTTTAATTTGTAGTATTCTCCTGCTTGCTTGATACTATCTATTCCCATAGTACCTACCATATCTGACAAGGGCTTGTCAACCTCTAACTGCCACTCGTCGTGAACATTTGCAACAAACTTTGCCTTCCCTGCACAAGGCGAAGCCGCCAACTCCTTGTGAAAGATCAGGAGTGCTCTCTTCATCACCACTGCTGCGGCTCCCTGTAACAGGGTGTTAAGTGCAGCGTGCGGTGACCTGATCCACAGTAGCCTACCGTCGAGGCCCCTGAGTACCCCGTCTTTCTCTGCCAGTAGGATAACCCGCTGCCTTTCTCTGTTCAGGGCCGGGGTAGCCTCTAGAAAATTATCTATCAGTGCCTGCCCAGCCTGGGCACTACCCTCCACTATGCTCCCTATCTTGGCAGCACCGGCCCCGTAGAGAAATGCATAGATAAATGTTTTTGCTTGGGAGCGCGAGCTTAGACCTGCTCTCTCTTGGTTAGCTGTGTGTATGTCACCGGAGACCACGATCTCTGTGTACTCTGGATCGTTCATGTAGTGGCACAGCATCCTGAGTTCAATGGAGGATGCATCTATTCCCACAAGATTCTGCTTCCTTGCGTTGGATGGTACCCATAGGCTCCTGCACTCCTCCCCGTAGGGTGAGTAGACAGCTGGCACCTGGGCCATGTTAGGAGATGCGTGCGCCATGCGCCCTGTGATAGTTCTAAGGGTCAGTACCTTACCGTGTACCCTCCCTGTCAGGGGGTGAACGGCGTCTATCCAAGAGTTAATCTGTGCGATCCTCTTCTGGAGCATCATGTACCTTCCAACTATCTGTGCCTCTTCCATGTCAATCTTAGAGAGCACGCCCTCGTCTAGCACAGGGGTACCCAGGTCAGTCTTCTTCACTGGTACCCAACCCTTCTCCATCAGTCGCTCTCCCACCTGCTTACGTGACCCTGGGTTGAAGGGAATATACTTCACCTTGGTCTTCATCTGTACCTTGGTGGGAGGGAACACCTTCTGCATATCTTCCTTTATCTGCACCAGTTCATCGCTCAGTTCTGCCACCAGTATGCAAGCGTTCTCCTGGTCAAGGGCAAAGCCGTTGAGTTCCTGTTCACTTAGTATCATGCGGATGCGGTGCTCTAGCTTGATGGAATCTCCGCTGAACTTGTGTAGTTCTTTGATCAGTACCTTGTATAACTTACAGGTCAGCTTGATGTCCTGCATACAGTACAGCCCCATCTCCTCCGTGTACCCTTGGGAGAAAAGGGAAGGATCAAACTCTACCTTTGGGAAAGAGAGCTTCCTACCCCATGCTTCAAGGGAATGACCTCCTTCTCTGACTGGGTTTGCAAGTTGAGAGAGGACCAGTGTGTCGAGCATCTGCTCTGGTTCAAAGCGTATACCCCAAAGAAGATCAAGTATCCGAAAGTCAAACTGAATAGCGTTATGCCCAATAACTTTATCCGCTTGTGCCGCAAGAGTTGTGAAGAGATTTCTTTCTCCCTCGCTGAATAGCTTAGCGGTTTCAGTTGTAGTACCATCCTTGTTGTCCTCTACCATTACTGTACCCACGCACCATATGCGGGTAGGGTTAAACCCATCTGTCTCTATGTCTAGGAATAGGCGCTTCATTCGTCACCGTTCCCTTTTTTCCAGGTAAGCTATCGTCACCAGGATGCCCACAATAATGAATATGTATAGGCCTAAAACTAATATGGGAAAGTCAAGCATCATAATACCTCGTCAAAATCCTCTGCGTCTGTCTCTGTCTCAGCATCTGTAGCAGGGTCGTCTATCTGTGTCAAGCGCCCCGTGTCCCTGTCGTAGTGCAGGTAGCAGGCAGGTCCGGTGAGCCCAGAGAAACGGTTCTTTAGTACACGTATCAGCGTGACGTTCCGTAGGTACAGGTCAGCGTCTTGTCCATTCCTCTCCAAGCCTATGACCATGTTGGAAAGTTGGCCGATTCCGGCTGTCCCTCTGAGCTCTGACAAACTGGTTTGACCCCCCTCCTCGTGTGGCTTACCTGCTGGGCGCTTGGAATGACTGACCATGCCTAGCCATATGTCTAGCTCAATGGTCAAGGTCTTGAGCTTGGTGGCGATCTCGTCTAGTGCCTTACGCTCATCGCCTGCGCTCTGATCACTGACCAGTATGGAGATGTGGTCCAGGAAGATATACTTACACCCGCAGGCGTGGCACATATACTTGATGGTGTCTATGATGGTGTCAATGTCATTGGAACCAAAGGAATCAAAGAACACGTACCTCCCTGTGCCCAGGGTCTCCTGGAAGGAGTCGTCCCATTCCTTCTGGGTGTACTCGGTGGTGGGCAGGTGCAGTGGCTTACCAGCGGAGAGGCTCATCATCCCCCTGGCAGCGTCCTCCAATGGTTCCTCCAGGAAGAGGAGTCCAATGTTATCCTCGGTGTGCTGTTGTATGTGGAAGGCAAGCTCTCTGAGCACCTGTGTCTTGCCCATGCCAGCCCCACTGGTGATGGTCCACATCTCTCCCTTTCGGATGCCATAGGTCAGGTCTTGGAGGGCTTCCCAGGGGAGTTCTAGTGAGTCAGGGGTGGGTTGGTTAAGCAGGCGGTCCAGGAGGTCCTCGCCCCTGACAATGTTGGCAGGCGTATACCGCTCCGCTGCGTACCAGCGCCGGGTGAAGTCAGCGGAACGGTTCTCCATCAGGTAGTCGGAAGGGTCCTTGCCCTCGTCTAGCGTGACCACCTTGCTCTTATTAGGGAACAGCTTGGACACTTGGTTAGCCGCCTGCGTACCGCTTTCGTCACGGTCAAAGCAGATGACGATCTCCTTGAAGGAGTTGAGGAAGTTGTAGTTGTTCTTGCAGTCCTTCAGTGCGTTCCCTGCCCCGCCCTTGATGGAGACAACAGGGTAGCGTGAGCCTAGCAGCTGGTACGTGGAGAGCGCATCTAGCTCACCCTCCACCACGGTGACGGCCCTGGCAGTGGAAGACCCAAAGACCTGTTGACCAAAGAGAATAGTTTCTTTTGCTGATCCTTCCCACTTGAATGACTTGGCCCTGCCCCTGACCTTGTTGGCCACGTGGCTACCGGCCTTGTCATAGTAGGGGTAGTAGTGGCCTAGTTCTGCACCGTCCTGCACATTGACAGTGACGTTGAATAGTTTGCAGGTCTCTTTGGATATTTTTCTCTTAGTAATATCTGTAAAGGTACCCTTGCTAAGAGAGACACCAGAAGAAAAGTCCTCTGCATTATTCTCTTCTGGTCCCTCCTCCTTATCAGGAGCATCTACTCCGTACTGTTCTAGCATCTCTTGTAACTCCTTTGGTAGTTCATTCCTTCTAAATCTTTTCTTCTCATTCTTACAAGCCTGAGAGAAGCAGAACCCGTGACCGTCAGGGTACAGCGCAAAGGCGTCTGAACTATTACCGCAAGGGCAATGCTGGTGGGTCACCAGTGCTTCGTCTTGTTCAGTATCTTCTAACATACTAAGTCCTCTAGATCAAGAGTAAAAGGAAAACAAAGACAACCCAACCTATTGGAGATATAGCCCAATAGAATAATTCTTTTATAGGATGTTTAGAAGGATCATAATCTTTATC